ACGACCTCACAACAACTACAACGCCAAAGAGTAAGAACCGCAACATTCGGATGATGAAACTAATTGAACTTATACTTGATGAATCAATGCTGCTCACGGGCATTGACGCAATCTCCCTTGTAGAACACCCTGCTATTGAGGAGGACTTCATTGCGCTCAACTCGCAACGCATAGAGTTCGCTACGCAGAGCGATGAGAAGCGCATCCTTATGGGAGCAGCACTCGTGCCCAACAAACCTATCTACCGAGCAGAAGGCGAGCAGGAGTTCTACGTTTACTTCAGCGAAGGCACCATCCGCAAAGCAAGCGAGATGTTCTTTCAGAAGTCAAAGCAGAACAACGCTACCCTTGAACACGAGGTAGGCATCAATGGCCTCACGGTTGTAGAGTCGTGGATTATTGAAGATGAGGTACACGATAAGAGCAAGAAGTACGGCTTTGATTTGCCCGTAGGCACTTGGATGGTATCTATGAAAGTAAACAATCCCGAGATTTGGACAAACTTTGTCAAGACGGGAAAGGTCAAAGGCTTTAGCATTGAGGGGTATTTCGTGGACAAGCTAAACCTTGCCAAGCAAGAGATGGCACACCTTGAGGAGCAGGAAGCAGCGTTGATGCTTGCGCAGATTGTTGCTATCATCAAACGTGATGGGCGTAAGAAGTCGGGCAAACGCATTGAGATGGAATCCTACTCGGACTACCCCGATGCGGTGAAGAACAACGCCAAGCGTGGCATTGAACTAAACGAGAAGAACGGCAACAAGTGTGCAACGCCTGTAGGTAAGGTGAGAGCGCAGCAGCTCGCACAGGGCAAGCCTGTATCTGTGGAAACAATCACACGGATGTACTCATACCTATCAAGAGCCGAAGAATACTACGATGAAAGCAATAGCGAAGCCTGTGGCACTATATCGTTCCTACTATGGGGCGGTCTTGCAGGCAAGCGTTGGGCAGAGTCTAAATTAAAAGAACTCGGCAATGTATAGACCAATGAAACTCCCTGTCGCATCACCGAGAGGTGGCAATCGTGGATGCTTATGCAAAGACAACACTTACAGGTCTGAATGCTGCGATGGCTCTCTTGCTGCGCAGGGCATAGGCTCGTTGGTGGGTCAAGGCACAAGCGTTGTCATATATGGCGAGGAGTGGCAGACCATCAGTACGCTATGGCAGTCCACAAATACGCTATGGCAAGACCTCTAAAAATGTTACAAATAATCAAAACCCCTTTAATTAGTTAGATATGAAAGCAAACAATATCCTTAACCGCATCCTTGCCGAGCTGTCCTCCATCCGTGAGGTTAAGTTCGAGCAAATGACCCTTGAGAACGGAGCCGTTCTTGAGGCAGAATCATTTGAAGTAGGCAGCGAAGTCTTTGTCGTAAGTGGCGATGACCGAGTTGCTGCTCCTGTTGGCGAACACCTACTTGAAGATGGCCGTATTTTGGTCATTGAAGAAGAAGGCGTAGTCGCTGAAATTAAAGAAGCTGCTGCCGAAGTAGAGGTAGAAGTTGAAGCCCCCGAAGCAGAGGTAGAACTCGCAGAGGTAGAGGTAAAAGAAGAAGCCCCTGCGGTTGTTGCAGTCATTGAGAAAGTTCTCGAGGAGATTGCAATGATGCGTGAGGAGATGAAAGGAATGCGTGAGGAGATGGGCGGTTACGCCAAGAAGGAGGAGATGGCTGCGGTTAAAGCAGAACTATCTGCCGCACCTGCTGCGAAGCCCATCAAGCACAACCCCGAAACAAAGCAAGTCCAAAAGATGAGTTCTAATCGCCCCGAAAAGACGATTGACCGAGTCCTTGCACGAATCAACAAATAATAAATAAATAAAATGGCTACGACCACTTCAATCACCACAAACTACGCAGGTGAATTTGCGAGCAAGTACATCGCTGCTGCACTTCTTTCTGCTAATACTTTGGACAAAGGACTCATTGAGATTCTTCCAAACGTAAACTACAAAACAACCCTTCAGAAGGTTGCTACTAACGACATCGTAAAAGATGGCACTTGCGACTTTGATGCAACTTCTACCTTGACTTTGACTGACCGCGTTCTTGCGGTTGAGCCATTCCAAGTGAACTTGCAGTTGTGTAAGAAGGACTACTACTCATCTTGGATTGGTGGGCAAATGGGCTTCTCTGCTTACGATAGCATCCCTGCTTCTTTTGCTGATTTCCTTATCGCTCACGTTGCTGCCAAGACTTCACAGAAGATTGAGCAGAACATTTGGAACGGTAACGCTGCAAGTGCAGGAGAATTTAGCGGATTCATTTCTTTGATGACTGCTGACTCTGACGTTATTGACGTAACCGCTACCACCGTGACTGCTGCTAACGTAATCACCGAGCTTGGTAAAGTAGCTGACGCTATCCCTTCTGCCCTTTACGGCAAGGAGGACTTGACCATCTACGTTCCACAAAACGTAGCAAAGGCTTATGTCCGTGCGCTTGGTGGATTTGGAACTTCGGGTCTTGGAGCAAATGGTGTTGACAACAAAGGAACGACTTGGTACGGCAACGGAGACTTGTACTTTGATGGCATCCGCGTTGCTATGGCAAACGGTCTTCCTTCAAACAAGATGGTTGCTGCTGAATCTTCAAACCTATTCTTCGGAACAGGCTTGGCTGATGAGCGCAACGAAGTGCGTGTACTTGATATGGCTGACCTTGACGGAAGTGCCAACATCCGTGTTATCCTACGCTTCTTTGCAGGAGTTCAGTACGGCATCGGAGCTGACGTAGTCCTTTACTCTTAATCCGAGTTAATGTAAATCAAGAGGGGGCTTGGGCTATGTCCTCGCCCCCTTTTTTAATTCTAATAAAACAAAAATAAAATGGCTTGTGATTTAACTAAAGGTCGTGCGGTTCCGTGTAAAGACGTTGTCGGAGGAATTTATGCGGTGTACTTCGTGGATTTCGGTGACTTGGGTACGGTAACCCTCACCAACGATGAAATTACCAACATCAGTGGTACTTTCTCTGCTTACCAATACTTGGTAAAAGGTAACTCATCTTTTGAGCAGACCTTTAATTCAAGTCGTGAGAATGGTACTACCTTCTTCACGCAGACTTTGAATTTGACGTTGACCAAACTCACAAAGGAGGACAACAAAGAATTGAAGCTGCTTGCTTATGGTCGGCCTTATGTTGTGGTGCAAGACTACAACGGCAACGCCTTTATGATGGGTCTGAACTACGGAGCTGAAGTAACGGGTGGAACGATTGTAACGGGTGCTGCTATGGGTGACCTATCGGGCTACACTTTGACAATGGAGGGACAGGAGCAACTTCCTGCCAACTTCATCGCAGGTGCTACTCTTGCTAATCCTTTCGCAGGACTTGCAGGTGCTACTGACACCATCGTAGTAGGTTCTAACTCGTAAATGAATTAGGGGGGCGCAAGCCCCCTTATATTTACAAATAAAATGAGTAAGCAAATTTTTTCTAAAATCGCCAAGATTGGCGAGGAGGTAAGAGCGTCAAATATTATTAAGGTAGAGTTAGGCGTGCAGGAGGACTTGCAAAGTTTTATTAACTTGTTAGACCAAAAGTCCTCATATTTAAATCAATTAGCCGCTGATGCTAATCAAAAAATAAACGAGTTTAATGCGCTTGCTAAAGAATTAAACAGAATTGCTTCTTTTAGCGGAGGATTTTACTCTGAAACCTTAAAAACAGTTCGTGATTCGGAGGCATACTTAAAAAATCTTTTAACTAAACTAAAAGAACTTAATATGTCTTTTAATGATTTCCCCAAAGCTTCAGTATTAGATAAAAAATTAGATGATATGGGAAAGGTGCTTGACGGCTTCACGGCAATCAAAAACATCAACGCACAAACGATTGATAAAAAGTTTTAATAAAATGAGCAAACAAATTTTTTCTAAAATCGCCAAGATTGGCGAGGAGGTACGTTCAGCAGAAGCTATCAAGGTTGATTTGGCAATAACCGATGACGTTAATCAGGCAGCTTATTTACTTGATGGGTATGCAAATGATATGCGGTTATTGAAAAAATCAATGCAGGAAGATATGCGTAGATTAGAAGGTATTCAAGGTGATGGAATAGAAATGTTTCGTTCTTTGAGCTCTTTGCAAAACGAATTAAAATCTAAATTCAAAGAAATAGGTCTTGATGCGGCTCAAAGTCCTCAATTTAATGCTGCCGAAAAAGCCCTTACTCTTTGGGCAGATGCAAATTCTATGAAGATTTAATATATTTGCTTCAGCAATTCTTAAGAGTGATAAAATAGTTAAGGGGGCGTAAGCCCCTTTTCTATTTTCAAACAAATCGAAACTAAAAGGTTATTTATTTAAGATGCATATCCTTCAAGT